GTGCGCGAGCGCTGCTAACCAGTTTTGTTATCGCCGCCGCCAAGAGGTCGGCTACTTTGATGCGCTTGCAACATCGCCTAGCGGTGATGTCACACTGGCCACGATCATGTACGGTGCGGCGCTCTACCGCCAGCGCGGTGGCATAAGCGACTTTGCATCATTTGACGGAATGTCTGCAGGCTCAACAAATGGACTATCACCAATTGTCAAACAACTGTTAGGTGTCGACAGACCGCAGGTTGCATAATGGCAGCACAGGCATACACCGATCTGTTCAACACAGCCATAAACACGCTGGCAACAAAACTAAACACGATCACAGGGCTAGTGTGTGTCACTGACCCACGCAACCTGCAACCGCCATGCGTACTGCTAGACGCGCTCTCATTTACGGCATTTAATAACAACATCGTTGACCTATCAATTCCGGTCACAGTCATTAGTCTCGGGCCGAGCAACGCTGACGCATACCGCAACGCGTTAAACGTGGCAGCCAAAGTTTTGGCAGCAAATGTGGCGGTCACTGACGGCAGACCCACCACACTCACTATTGGCGGTGTCGACTACCCTGCACTATCGTTAAACATACAATTAAAGGCATCAACAACATGAGCAAATACCTAGTCACCAGTGATCGACTTATCTGGGCGCGTGACACCGTCATTGATACAGCCGATCTAGAGCACTCAAACATTGACGCACTGTTGGCTGGCGGTCACATATCCGCACACAAGCCCACAAAATCTGTTAAAACTATTACTGAACCAAAGGACTAAATTATGGCAACTAGCGTTTATCTCTCAAACCCTGTAGTGACAATTAACAGCGTGGCACTAACCGATCAATGCACAAGTGCGACCGTTAACTATGTTTTAGAGCAACTAGAAACAACATCGTTTGGTGACACGGCACGCAAGTACGGTGCGGCCACAGTGACATCGTTGCAAAACAACAGCATTGAGGTCGAGTTATACCAAAGTTACGCGTCTGCCGAAACTGAGGCAACAATCTTTGGTCTAGTCGGTATCACAACAAATGTCGTTGTTGCGCCAGCGTCAGGCGTTGCATCAGCCACAAACCCGATTTACACACTGACCGGGTGCTACCTAGAGTCGCACACACCAATTAACGCGTCACTTGGCGAATTGTCGACTATTACATTGTCTTTTGCTGGTGGCGTGCTTACTAAAGCGGTCGCATGATCGCGCGGCACTGGCCGCTGAGAACTAAAAAACAAAAACAAACCGAGAGGGTACAACCATGCAACTGACATTAAAAGTCACATTTGAGGACACCGCGCACACCGTCACCACAAACATGATGACGATAGTTATGTGGGAGCGAAAATATAAACGCAAAGCATCGCAAATGTCTGACGGTATCGGCATGGAGGATTTAGCATTTATGGCTTATGAAGCGTCACGCGCACAAGGCATCACAGTGCCAGCGCTACTAGATGACTACATTAAACAAATTAAAAGTCTTGAGGTGGTTGACACTAACGACCCAAAAGTCGGCGCGGTTCATACCGCTACGGATTAGCGCAGATACTTGTGGCTACAGGATTTTGGCCGTCAGAGATCACATTTGAATTAGATGACATGAACACCGTCATTGAGATGATTAACAAAGATCGCAAGGCGCGCTAATGCCAGTGTCAACAACTATTCAGGTGGTCGGTGTTAAGGACACGATTAATGCGCTACGCAAAATTGACCCACAGTTACAAAAAGATTTCAAAGCACAAGCAACACAAATTGCAGAGCCAGCAATCAACGCTGGTCGCGCGGTTTATACACAAGTGCCATTGTCAGGCATGGCATACAACTGGACTAGCAACGGTCGCAAAGTATTCCCGTTTACTGTTAGCAAAGCAATTAAAGGTGTACGCATGAGATTTGACACTCGGCGCAACGCGGTTGGCGTTATCTTGATTGAGCAAAAAGACCCGGCAGCAGCAATTTTTGAAACTGCAGGTCGCGCAAACGCAAACAAACTAAGCGCAAATTTAGAACCAGTGACGGCTGGTCGCACTCGACTAATCGGGCCAGCGGTGTATAAAGCGCGGCGCAAAATTGAACGCGAAATGCAAGCAATGATCTTGGACACTATTCGAAAAGTACAAAAGGACATTTAGTCATGGCGCTATCTATACCGATTATTAGCGAGTTCAGCGACAAAGGCATTAAAAAAGCAATTGCAGAATTTAAGCAACTTGAGGGCGCTGGCGCTAAATCGGCGTTTGCACTTAAAAAGGCTATGGTGCCGGCAGTAGCAGTCATTGGCACTTTGACCGCTGGTCTAGGTATGGCGACCGCTGCAGCGGTAGAAGATCAAAAAGCGCAAGACCTATTAGCGCAACAGTTACGCACTAGCGCAATGGCAACCGATGAAGCGATTGCAAGCAATGAGGAATTTATTTCAGGCATGTCGCGCGCGTTTGCGGTGGCTGATGATGAACTACGGCCAGCAATGGCAAACTTAGTGCGCTCGACTGGCTCGGTTGAAACTGCACAGTCGTTAATGAACACGGCGCTAGACATTGCGGCCGCTACTGGCAAAGATTTAGAGACCGTGACACTTGCGTTAGGCAAAGCAGCCAACGGTCAAACCGCGGCGCTAACGAAATTAGACCCATCGCTAAAAGGTGTCATTGATAGCAGTAGCAGTCTTGATGACATCACACAGGCGTTAGCGGTGTCGTTTGGTGGTGCGGCGACAGTGTCGGCAGAGTCATTTGACGGCCGTATGCGTGGCATGAAAATAGCGCTAGATGAAACTAAAGAGTCGATAGGTGCTGCACTGCTACCAGTGCTAGAAAAACTGTTGCAGATTATGAAACCTGTTGCAGATTTTGCGCAACAAAATACGACCGTGTTTTTAATACTTGCAGGCGTTATTGGCGGTGTCGCTACAGCGGTGATTGCGGCTAATGTTGCTATGAAAATTTATCAGGCAACACTTGTGCTAACAAAACTTGCAACTATTGCGCTAAATGTTGCGACCAGTGCCAACCCGTTTGTGATCGTGGCGGCCGCAGTTGTGGCGCTTACTGCAGCAATGGTTTATCTAGAAATCAAATTCTCGTTAATGTCTAAAGCATTTGACAAATTCGGTAATGCGATCATGGTTGTTACAGGGCCGTTAGGTGTACTGATAGGCAGTTTGCGTAAACTTGTTGAGTTAAAAGATGCAATCGGGTCGTTTGATATTGGCGGTATAAATATCCCGGGCTTTGCTGATGGTGGCATAGTTACAAAACCGACACTGGCTATGGTTGGCGAAAAAGGGCCAGAGGCAATTATCCCGTTATCTCAAATGGGTGGAATGGGTGGCGGCGTGACCGTCAATGTCACTGGCGGTTTGTCGACTAGCGCCGAAATTGGTCAGGCAGTTGTTAACGCGATACGCGCGTACAACAGGTCTGCAGGCCCGGCACAAATACAGGTTGCCTGATGGCTGGTACAGCGGTTGTTGGTGCTGGCAATTACAGCCTAGAAATTGACACAGGATTTATACAAGACGCATTTCTACTTGATGACGCGGTGCAAGGCGTATTAAACAACACTCAATATGTGCTTGACGGTACAACAAATTTTGCTGATGTAACTACAGGCATTGACGCTATTACTGTGCGGCGCGGTAGACGCGATCAAGGCGACCAGTTCAGCGCAGGCACGATGGTTTTTAACATGCTTGACACCACAGGCATATTTAACCCATTTGACCAGCAGTCGCCATTTTTTGACACGGCTACAGCGCAACCCGGTTTAGCGCCTATGCGTAAAGTACGACTAGCGCGCTACTCAGATATAGATGTTAAAGAATATTTGTTTGTTGGCTACATCGTTAACTTTGATTACAATTTCGCGCTTGGCGGTATTGACACGGTGACGGTTTATTGTGCTGATGATTTTTATTTGTTGGCGCAAACATTTTTAGACGAATTTAATGTCAGCGAGGAATTGTCAAGCGCTCGACTATCGGCGGTGCTTGATCTGCCTGAGGTCGCATTCCCGATAGGTCAACGCAACATTGCTACAGGCACACAGACATTAGGTGGCGCGGCCGCGTTCACTGTTGACGCTGGCACGAACACACTCGAATACTGCAACCAAATTAACTTGGCCGAGCAGGGTCGCCTGTATATGGCGCGCGCTGGCGATCTGACATTTGAGCCACGCATAGGCAACACACTTAGCGCACCAATAGCAACATTTCACGATGACGGCACGAACATTCCCTATGACGGTTTAGGCATTACATTTGAAAGTGATCAAGTCGTTAATCGCGCGGCCGTGTCAATTTTAGGCAACAACACATTAGAGGTTGCTGACGATGTTGCCAGTCAAGCCAAATATTTTATACAAACAACAAGCATCACCGGGTCACTGCTACACAATGACACCGCAGCACAAGCGCTAGCAACCTATTTGCTGAACCCTGAACCTGAGGCGCGGTACACATCGCTAACCACAAACCTGAACAAACTGACAAACGCGCAACGCGACACTGTGGCAATCATTGACATAGGCGACACGATTAGCATTGAAAAGACATTCGCCAGCGGTGCAGGCACAACACAACTGGCACAAGAATTAGCGGTAGAGGGTGTCGAGCACACGATCACGGTAGGCGGCGGCCACCGTGTCGAATACTTTACAAGCCCAACCACGCTCGTATTTGAGTTAATACTTGATGACGCAATTTACGGCATCATAGACGCAGACAATGTTCTAGGGTAATCTGAAAGGTACTTATGGCAACAAGACAAGACTTCACTAGCGGTCAGGTGTTAACTGCAGCCGAATTAGACGCGGTGGCTACAGCAATGATTGCAATTAACGCACAGACTGGCACAACCTACACAACCGTGTTGGCTGATGACGGCAAACTTGTTACCTGTGATAACGGGTCGCCAATTGCGTTAACTATTCCACCAAACAGCAGTGTGGCCTACGGCATTGGCACACAAATAAACATCATGCAACTAGGCGCTGGCACAGTAACTATTACTGCAGGTGCAGGCGTAACACTTCGAAGCGCTGGCACTAAATTAAAAACCGATGCACAGTACGCGGTAGCAACTTGCGCCAAAATTGCGACAGATACTTGGGTAATTGTCGGCAACCTTAAGGCGTAAGCAGTGCAAATTCTTGCAGGCGTTTCTAGTGGCGCACTCGTTGCACAATATCTTGTTGTTGCTGGTGGCGGTGGCGGCGGATATGGTGGTGCTCGTTCAGTTGGCGGTGGCGGTGCAGGTGGGGTTAGATGCACGAAAGATAATACGGGTGGAGGCGGCGCACTCGAAACACCATTTCTAGTTACTCTTGGTGTGACTTACACGGTCACTGTTGGCGCTGGTGCTAGCGGTGCAACATCGTCTACGAGAGCCGCAAACGGTAGCGCATCGTCTATTGCTGGCACAGGTTTAACCACTATTTCAGCAACAGGCGGTGGGTCTGGTGGTTGTGAAACTGGTGCAGGTAATGCCAATTCGACTGGCGCTACTGGTGGTAGTGGCGGTGGCGGTGGCTTTGATGGCACAACAGCGAGCCGAGCAGGTGGTGCTGGTACAACAAGTGAGGGTTTTGCTGGTGGCGCATCGTTTAACAATCCTGACAATCAAGGCGGCGGCGGTGGCGGTGGTGGTGCTGGTGCAGTTGGTGTTACTGGTGTGCTTGACACTTCAGGTGATGGTGGCGTAGGAATTTCTACAACAATTTCGGGTAGCAGTGTTTTTTACGGCGGTGGCGGTGCAGGGTCAAGCGAGCGCACAGGAAATCGTGCTAGCGGTGGCAACGGTGGTGGCGGTATGGGTAGCAATTTAGGTGTGCTTGGTACAGACGGCGCAGCAAACACTGGTGGCGGTGGCGGTACTTCTGCTGGTTTTGCAGGTTCGTCAAGCAACGGTCGTGCAGGTGGTTCAGGCGTGGTAATTATTGACGCTGGCATTGTTGCCACATCGACTACAGGCTCGCCAAGTCTCAGCGGAACTATTTACACATTTACTGGTAGCGGAAGCATCACATTCTGATGGCACATTTTGCAGAGATCCTTGACGGTGTTGTGCAGCGCGTCATAGTTGTGCACAATAACCAGGAAGCAAACGGCGCACAATTTTGTCACGATCTACTTGGCGGTGTGTGGGTGCAATGCTCATACAACAATCGGATTAGAAAACAATTTCCTAGTCCGGGCTACACATACAACACCAACGCAGATGTGTTTATTGCACCACAGCCTTATCAATCGTGGACACTTGACGACAACTACGACTGGCAACCACCAACACCAAAACCTAACGGCCATTATTATTGGGACGAGGAAACGCAGACATGGCTACCATTCAAGCAACCCTAGTTATATGTTGTTTAATATCGGCGTGCACAGTCACAAAAACAAACGACGACACAATCTATAAAACCAAAACAGTAGAAAGGCCATGCCAAAATGTCACTGCAGACAGGTGCGAAATTAGAAAATGAAGCCCTACACGCCCGATTAGTTTTTATAGTCGGCGTGATTATGGCGGTCACTTTTGCGATCATGGTTATCGGTTTGCTGTTTGGCATGTTGTTTGTCAATATGCCGGCTGAATTGTCGCCGCTTGACGGCAGCATTGTTGACCTACTGAGCACAATTAGCGTATTTTTAACTGGCGCACTATCAGGTTTGGTTGCGTCTAACGGTATAAAAAAGAATGCGAAAGTTGAGGCAGAGTGAAACCGTACACAGTTAACGCAGCGCCAGTAGTTAAACGGCCACTAGCAGGCTTAGATGTTTGGATTACACGCTGCATCAAACATTCAGACAAATCACTATGGAATAACGGCAGTTGGATAATTCGAGACATTAAAAGCAAACCCGGCACAATCTCAAACCATGCAAAAGGCGTAGCAGTCGATTTGTCGTACCGTTGGCAATCGGAAAAAAACAAAGGCAGGCAAGACGGCCGCAAAGTGTCATTGGCCTACATTATTAAATTGTTAGAAAACGCCGACACGCTCGGCGTACAACTTGTGATTGATTACGCGCTAAACCGATCATGGAAATGTGACCGAGGCACTTGGATAGGTGGCAAATTTGAGAGCGGCGATTGGTGGCATATTGAGGTAGACCCGGTGATGTGCAACAGCCCTGAACTTGCAAAACAGGCTTGGGATAAGGTGTTCGGCGTAATACCTACGGTGGTCAAAAAACCTGTGTAAGGTGGTAGGTGACCGAGAAAGTCGAGGCCACCATGCCATTTATCATCAAAACAATTATCGCTTTTGCGTTATCAGCAATCGGACTTGGTGTCTACCATGTGCCACAACCACGCCCTGACATGGCCTCTACAGCGCCTACAAGCGCGCCATACGAGGCGGTAGGCGGCTTTGGCCAGTACATAGCCGACACTTACAGATATGTGCCACCAGTGACTACCACGCTTGCGCCTGACCCTGTGTATAAACATGGGGATTGCTCATGGCTGCCAAAACTGGCATTGCAAGCAGGCTGGTCAGTACATGACCTAAAACAGTTACGGCAGATTGCGCTACGCGAGTCAGGTTGCTGTCCTAATCGCGCTGGCGGCGACATCGTAGACAAAGACTGCAACATTATTGGCGTGGCCGAATGGTCGCACAGGTCAGACTCAGGGCTGATGCAAATAAACGGTGTGCATTGGCTACCAACACATAAACAGTATGACGGCCTGATTTGTAAACAAATGCAAATATGCACACAACAACCATTGTTTGACGCGCTAACAAACCTGCAAGCGGCGCGACTGCTATTTGACAAAGCAGGCTGGCAACCGTGGTCAATATGTCATCGGGACAAAACATGCAAATAGATCAAAAACTAATTGACTTGTGCTGGCTGATTGGTGGCGGTCTATTAACTGTGCGACTACTGTGCGCTATATTCCTAAACACCTAAACGAAAGGCAACAAAATGACCGAGAACGAATTTGACGAAACATTTGATATGCGATTGGAAAAGGAAAACCAACAGACATTGGCTCGAATGCGCGAATTTCAAATGATTGGCGAACAGATCAGCAAGATGCCGGTGACAAGTACACGCACACTAGAAATTGAGGTGCGCTACCTGATGGGGATTATTAGCGAGTTAGAAGCACAGGTCAAAAACCTTGAGTCTGAGACACGCAGACTAGAACAGTTGGTGCACCGTGTC